TTTATCAAGTTATCCACATAATGATTATGGTATACTCTACAAATGCTGGGGGTCCACCTCGAAAAGATATTTGCGTGTCCTTTCGATCCCCAGCTCTTTGATTAAAAAGGAACGTCATGTTGATACATCTATGCCCCCTCTGCCATAAGCAGCAGAACCCAGAGATTAAAGTCCCAGGAAAGAACCATTGCCGTTGTCATATTCGCAGAACCATAGTATAATGCCATGAATGAGCTATGCAACCAGCAATAGACATCCAAACTGGAGAGGCGACAGTGTCGGTGTAAAGAGCTTGCACAGATGGGTCAAAGCCCGTATAGAAAAACCCGAACTTTGTCCGAGGTGCAACCTACGAGTTGCCAAAGATCTAGCAAACATAAGCAACTCGTACAATTCCGAAACCTACACCCGAGAGCTAAAAAACTGGCGTTGGTTGTGTAGAAAGTGCCACATGATTGAAGACGGTAGAATGGATTTGTTTTTAAACTACGCCCGAAACCACAGTCTGCGATACAAAGACTGACTTGCCACGACTGGAAAGCTGTAGTAAAGTCCTAAGTAACTATTTGTAATCGTGATTGAATACAAATAGCCAGCTATATAAAAAGACCCCGTTCGTGGGGTCAGGCGTTGTAATCGTGATTAGCCTCATGATATCAAAGCACCGTATATAGTGTCAAGCATTACATTTAGGTAGACAGGACGCTAGTTAGCGGACGAGGGGAAGCCTAACAATTTGCCCCTAGATGTGCGTAATGCCACGAATAACTAACTGGGCTGGATCAGCTCTAAACCGATCCCTTTGCACGCAAGCAAGCTGTGTACCTTAACAATGCTAGAATGGACTTATGGCTAACTTCAAAAGACATAGGAACAAAAGTCGTCGCTCTGGTTGCTTACTGTGTAAGCCCCACAAAGCACAAGGCAATTGTTCTCATGCGACTAAACCAAAGTACAGACTAGATAAATCTCAACTTGCGGTAAAGTTGTAGTTCAGACGAGTCGGTAGCCCAGCGAGAAAGTTGAGGCTTATTTGTCGTGGCTACAGATACCTATGCCAGCCTAAGTCAATCTCTAGACAAGCCTTTTGGTACTCTCTAATCCCCTCTAAGGCTGCTTGATGTTCTTTAATGGGCAATGTATGCAGATACTCATCTAACTCGGTTAGAGAGGCTTCTACGGGATCGATACCGCCATCCGTAGTTTCTTGATCTAATAGTTGCCGATCCCTCTGCACCCACTCTCTCTCAGGCATCTTCTAACCACCTGTGTATCTTCTTATTCTTGGGCTTAAAGGTGAAGTTAGCGTCCAGAAACATACCGAACACTCTCAGGTCATTATCATCTGGCTTATCAGCAGTAACCTCAGAGAACCCCGCCGCCCGCATTTCACCAATTATCCCGTCAAACATATCCACCGTATCTATCATAGCCACTCTAAACAAGAAAGCCCCAGTAGTAGACGGCCCATTATCCCTATAAGACGTATAGATGTGGTCTAAGCCCCGATAATCATAATCATGGGTATAGATGCTGGTATTGTCAGGAGTAGCCACCACAACCCCCATATTGCCGTCATATGCAAAGTAGGGCTGGCCCTCTGGGTCGTGCTTAACAAACTCGCCCATAACCTACCCCCAGATGTCCTAATTGAGTAACCAGATGGTCTGCCAGGGTAGTAGCCTCTTGGCTCCCCAGCCGTAGCAGACGGTCGATAGCATACAGTGGTGCTGGTTCAGTCAGTTCACCCTGCTGGTCGAAGTGGTCGATTAGAGTCAGAGTAATCCCAATGTCTGGCTTGGGCGGTGGTTGCATCCGAGCATGAAGTTCACAATGCCGCTCCCAATCAGTGCTGACAGTCAGAATTCGCCTTATCTGTTTCTCGTGAGGGGTCCGGTAGTCAGCACGATTCCAGAGCATGTGGTGGGTTGACTCATGGCCCGCCATGTCATATACCTCTTAAAGAATCCCAATCGCCACCAGGTATCTCGGGCTGTTCATAAAGTTGCTGGTCTAGCATCTCGGCGGCTCCGCGTTGTGGTAGGTCTACGGCCGATGGTGGACAGATAATATCTTTGGCCCAACCCACCACAAGCTCACCTATATCTTTAACAGTGGCTTTCACTTCATGGTACTTAGGAGTTTCCATACTTATCGTTATACACCCGTGCGACATAAATCACAACAACGATAGAAAATTATGTTTTTGGGCGGCAGAATTATGTAAGTTTGGCCTCTGGTGGCCCCAATAATTATGTAAGTTCCGGCCGGATAGGATGTAAGGATTAGATCAACGTGCGGACTAACCAAACGGCTAGGACTACGAGGATCACAATAACAACGGCTCGCACGATAGACATTATTTTACCCCTTTTACTAGCGATGCAGATTCGTTATCGCCAACACCCGCACTTGCCACGCTCATTAACATTGAAAGGAATGCCCCACCAGCTGCAAAGCCCGCGAAGGTTCGCCAGTCCAGTGTAAACAGGTTGAAGCCCTCAGAGGCACCGATTGCTAGAATGCCAGCCTGGGCTGCGGTCTTGACTGCTCGCTCGGCTGCATCTAACCAAAACACTGACTTAAATAATGAACTCATCCTAATATCTCCTTTATCTGTTTAATCTTCTCTGCTGCTTCGGTGTCTCCACTATCAGCCTTATCCCTCAACTGCTGTACTGCTGTCTGAGCCAACCCCTTATCGGCCGAGTTGGGAATGCCCAGAGCTTTAGTTACATCAGTCACAAATGGATACAATACCTCGTCACGTTCCTTCTCTAGTAGGAACCGAATCTCTTTATTCTTTTTGTAGTCTTCTAAGACATAGTCTTCTACCCAGGCCATACCGTCTCCCTCCTTCTTGAATGTTTCATTAACTTGGCTGGGCGGGTACACCCACACCCCACCTTTATTGAGCACCTGGTGAGCGTGTCTGCCGTTCGGACCCGCTGGCACAGTAAGCCCAGTATACCCCATCTTAAACAATGGCTCCCCGCGTTTCTTTGATTGCCCACTCTTTATGTAGGACTCCTCTAGGTGACAGAAGCCATGCTCACCAGTAGCCCCCCTGACCTTCAGAGAGTTCCCACAGTCGCCGTTATTGGGTGTATACGATATAAAGGTCACATCCTCAGGAGCATATGCTGTAGGGTCAGGATTCGCTGCATAGTCTACAGCATTGTAAACCCCGTGTTTACCTTGGGTGACAGCGTTCTGCGTGATTGCTTGCACGGCCTACTCCTTATGTTTAACTGTCTGATGCTCCACTTGTTGTTCAGCGATATGTTGATTTGGTATCTGTTTAACGGCCGCCATAAGTTGCTCAATAGACTTCTTAGTGAACTTCGAATGTTCTGTAACCAGCTCTCCAAGATGTCCGTTTCTTTCGGCAGACTCTCTGTTACCCTTTTCGTGGGCTGCCGCCAACCTATCCAAACCTGTAGCAATCTTACCGTGTATCTTCACCTGCTTATTGACCATAGCGAAGAACCCCGTACAGATGGTTCCCGCGAGGGCGATTGCTGCTAGTGATACTTCTGAACCGTTCATACCCTTACTCTACGCTTCCCTTATCTGTATCTCTGTAATATTTTGTACGCATATCATATTTATTTACGTCCTACTAACTAAGAAGCCAGAGAAGTATGTCACATCTGCCCCGCCAGTGACGGTTACATTATCACTATAGACCCACATCTCAATATAGTCGCTGGCGGCTAGCTGGATCAAGTCGCAAACAACACCGCCACTTAGGTTAGTTGCAGGATTAAGGTTGTTACCCTCCCGAAGTAGTGTCCCGTTCTTATAGATATATGTCGCAAGAATGTTATTACCGTTGTTTTTGATCTTGCCGTTTACAAAGTAGAAGCCTGCAACGGGAGCTGTGTATCGGTAGTTGGTGCTACTGTCAAAGTTGCTGTTTGTGTCAAAGTTCTCTGCGTTTAGCTGAACCTTAGTAAGCGTTGAGGCCGTTACCGTCTGGTTGCCGCTTCTGTAAACACTGAACTTATAGGGATTGCTGTCGGTGGCGAGCAAGTTCTTATATAAACCGAATATGCCCGTACCATTGTTGAACGAAGCATCGTTTGTGCCTAAGATATTCCATTTCGCTGCTGTCGGTTGTTCACCGAAAACAACACTCCAAGATGCATACGCCATTACATTGCCCTCATTTCTGTCATCATAAATTGCTTATCATCTGGAATCAAAAGACTAGCTGCTATCTTCTCAATAGATAACGGGTCGCCCTGGACCAGCTTGTCCATGTCCTCTGCTTCTGAAGGTGCTAGTTGATTGTTGTTACCGCATTGGCACTCGAAACCCCACTTCATATCACTCCTCCACCGAAAGGCTCGAAAAGGACTCTTAAACTTACCCTCGTAATCTACCACCACTTGTTTCAGAGGATTGCTGGCCTCGACAGTTATCACATCTGACTGGTCGCAGTCTAAGCAGGTTACCTTATATCTTTTCATACTGACTCCTTTTTATACTTATAATCTTCATTGGTCAACAACCCTATGAGCTGAAGCTTCCGTTATTTTCAAACAATTCCAGGGTCGCATCTGCGGCTAGCTTATTAGTGATCGTATAGAAGAACCGTTTAGGTGTAACATCAGCAATCCTGTTTATGACCGTTATACGCATCAGTAGTGTGTTGTCCCCACTCGTCTTTGACGAACCCTCTAGTATCTGTACCATGACCTGTCGGTCTATTGTGCCAGCACTGACCCGAACGTCTGTGTATGGACACTTCTTGTAGGTGGTGGCATCTTGCTGTTCATAGACTTCAACTTGGGGAATGAGGGTAGTGAAGTTCAGAAAAGAAATGTCCTTTGACCCGACCGCACTATAGTACGGGGTATAGCTACCAACGCTCGGGGTGCTGATGGACATGTAGCCCCTATACAGAACTTGCTTGTCGGGGATAAGCTCCTGGGTCAATTGGTCTGTGGATTGTGCGTTTATATCTGCCATGTTATCTCCTTACGATGCTATGATGTCTTCGCTTCCAATGGTACTCACACCAATAGTGAAGTAGTTCACGGTGCTAGAGTTAGATTGTGATATTAGCAGCTCCTGCACAAATCCAGCACTAGGATTAAGCACAGACTTGACTGCATACACTCGCCAGTCCAACCCTCTCCAGCTTATTAAGTCCCCAAACTGTAGCTCGGGGATTGCTCGGATAGTAATTTTCTGTAGTCGTTCAGGGTCTGAGTATTGGTTCAATAGTAATTGAGACAGAGAAGCCGCCCAGGTCGAGTCCTGGATATACTTATTCTCAACAACAGCGGGGAACTCCTCGTAGGCGGTAAGGGAGGAGTCGTCCTTCGTGCGAACATATATGTCTGATACTGGCTTGGCACTTCTACCATATAAACTCAGCTCGGTGATGTAGCCGTCTGACCCACTGGTACTCTGGAATACTATTTTAGCAGCGTTGGTAAACTTGTCCGTACTCTTCACATACACGGACGAAGTTATATCTGTGCCAGACGCGTCTTCTAGCGTGTTGACGGTGAAGAACTCTACCGCTGCCAGCTCGAGGACGGGGTTATCGAAGTTAACAAATACTTCAGCTGTGGCTCCGGCTAGTATCTCCAGGGGAGCTGCCAACTTGAACAGTTGCTCTGAGGGCTGCTTGGCGTAACGCTTTGACTTGACCTCAACAACGTTAATCAGGTGGTCCTCGCCTGGAAGCTCGGTGTTTATCACCTGGGCAGTTGAGATTATCCTCTGCACGTTAGTATAGGGTGGCAGTGACCAGTGTTGGCGGTTCCAGAAATGGAATATGCCCTCCTCGTCCTGGAATATATGCCCATTCTCGGCTTCCACCAGCTCGTGTATTACATCGGCCAGCTTATCTCCTTCTTCAAGGTAGCCGAAGGGGATAGTGTTAAGCCCAGTGTCTAGTTCATACTGGGCCGTACTCATACCCTGATTTACAAACAGCCGTTCTAATATCTGGTCGGTGGTCTGTCCGGTAAACATCACGGTCTGATCGACATATCTTCTACCGAAGAAGTTAGCGTAGTCGAACCCGTCTATTGAAACTGATTTATTCCTGTCGTCAATCCTCGGTATACCTGAAGTAACTCCAGAGAACTGAGGAATCGCATAATCCACACCGCCTACTTCAAAGCCCGCGTTAATAATAAACGGCCGTCTAGGAAGCATTGCCGTGGACAGCTCAGAGTCACCGCCCATATAGTTAGGCAGGAATCTGCCAGAGGTATTGTCTAACTCGGCCTCTCCAGCAGCTACACTCAACCCTCCAAGTGGAATGTTTAGGCTACGTTCCCAGGCTAACCCCATTACATAGTCGGACTCGTCAAAGTATCTGTAGTTACCTGGCCCACCCAAAGACCCTGGGTTGATTCCAATAACATCCCCACCGCCTATGGTGGAGACACCTATAGTGAAAGTCCTATTGCCGAGCGTATCTTCCTTCTGCCAGGACACCTGTAAATTATAAGCGATGTTCCGAACGCTGTCCGTTTCCTCTGCGGTGAATGCCGATGATACTGTTTGAGCCATTTTAAGCTTCCGTAAGCTTTAATGTGAAGTCAGACAAGTAATCTGTGCCTCGTATGCTAAAACCACGCTCCACGAGGTCTACGTGTACCGTAGTGGCACTTATAGTGTAGTTTGTCTCGGTTACTTGCCAACTCTTAGCTGTTCCTGTAGATAGGTAGGAGTCGTAGATAGCTTTTATTACATCGTAGGCCGTCTTGTTGGTGTTCGAGTAGTCCAGAGTCCAGACTCTCTTGTTATCCCCGAAGTAATCCCTGGACACACTACCGTCAAGGGTTCTGTTCTGTGCCGCCTGGGTATTATTAGACTCAGAGAATGACTGAGGGCTGCGGATCGTAGTGCCGTCTAGTAAGTAGCTCATGCTAACATGCTCCCAACTGTAGTGCCGTTCATTTTAGCAACGTCCTTTAGGGCATCAGCGACTATTTGAGCGTATCTTCGAGCGTCTTGTTGACTTCCCATAAATGCCCCAGCCTGAATGGTTACGTTGACACCGCCCATCTTCGGAGTGCCTGTCCTTTGGTTGACTTGGCTCTGCGGAACAACATACTCGCCCTTATGAACAACTCCAGCAAGATCATTCATACCACCACGGCCGGTATAACCACCAGTGGCAAATGAACCAGCAGCCGTCCCTTTTCTAAGTTGTTCTGCAGCCGTAGCCTTTTGCTGTGGAGTACCATTTTTTACAAGTTGCTCAAGTCTTGCTCTAGCGTCTGATTGAGATGCCTTCATACCTGCAATGGCTTTATCGGTTCTATCCCACTCGTTGAATGTATCTTGTATAGACTTCCTAACTTCCCATAGAGCATAGAGAGCAGCAGCCGTTGCTATGACTATTGGAATAGGTGTAGACAAAAGAATCTGAGCTGCTGTGTAGGCAGCCTTTATCGCAATCATAGAACCCTGAAAGGCTATCACTGCATCATTTATGAGAAAGGCTGCTTTCATGACTCCTAATACACCTATGAAAGTCCATAACGCTGGTTCATTATCGGCCAAGAATTTCACAAACTTGCCAAACCATTCAACTGCAATCTGCACCACTGGCCATAGTTGATTGAATATGTTTATTAGGTTTGGCACTAATGTATTTACTACATAGTCGATAGCTATGGGGAGGTTTATAGACAGCCAATTTATAACCTTGTCTAGCCATGCCTGGAACTGATCACTAGATACAAACGTGCTAAGTTTGGTCATCAATGGAGTCAGTCCATTGACTATAGCCAGTCCAATACTCTCTTTGACTTCATCAAATTGATTCTTCAGTATCTCCAATCGCCCACCAAAAGTCTTACCAGCGGCTTCGGCACTTCCTCCGAACTCCGTAGCCAACTCTTTTAATATAAGCCTTTGGGCTTCGGCACTTCTACCAGTCTCGACAAGGTTCTTAATAACGTCCTGCTGTGCCGAGTTAAAGTTCACACCCACTCGTCTTAACGCCGTAACTCCTAATATTGGATCTTGTAACGCCTTTCCTAATTGGATTGCACTCGACTTAGTATCTTGGCCTAGTGCGGTGGACATATCTAGCACAGTTTTAGTAGCTTCAGGGAATATGTCTTGTCCAATTTTTGTGAAAGTCAGAAGTAAGTTTTCAGCAGCTAATACGTCCTCGTCTGAATATTTTGTAACCTTTTGTAGCGAGTCGGCTAGATCAACAGCCGCTTTTGAAGTCACTCCGGCTACGCCACCAGTTGAAGTCAAGGTGGCGTTTAACTGTGCTAAAGCGTCCTCACTCTCCATGTAGGATTTAACCGAACTTACGCCAAAAGCAACCGCGGCTCCACCAGCAGCTACGGCTGCCAAAGCTGTCATTTTAAGTGCATTACCAACAGCATGACCCATAGAGTCTACATTATGACCAAACTTCTTTAATGCATCACTGGCTCGGTCGTCCGCGGTTATAACTGCTTTTATGTTTGCGTTAGCCATGTTTACTTTCAATCCTTTGCTTCTCTTGTATTTGAGCATGGATGTATAGGTTTGTATAGAACGTGTCCACTGGCTCCTGTTCTAATTCGCCCTGTGACATTCCAAATAACTTGCGGTACATAAAACGCTCTACTTCTGGACTACTTCCGCTTCTGTTGAAGATATATTGGTCGATTCGCTCTTTACTTTTGGGTCAACAGGTTCACCTCCTTCTATTGGTCGTCCTGTAAGTATCTCGAAGCACTTCATTACTACTGCACCATCTAAACCATCTAGGTCTTCTTTAACTACTTTGTCGCCGCCATACACACCATCTAGCAAATACTCCTTTAGAATATCCAGCATTACAATCGTAGCCGTCTTATTATCCTCCGCATCCACGCCGTTAATCTTTTGGATCATGTTGTCAAACTCGATTACTGGAATTGACCTAAATGTTAAGTAGTCATCCTTGTTTTCCTCGCCCAAGAACTCCAGACTAAGCTTTCTCTTAATTACTATATTTGCCATGTGGCCTCCTTAGTTTCTTACATTTCTCGAATAACAAAATAAGCTCCTGCACCAATTCTGGTGACCTGGAGCCTATATAGTCCAAATTAAAAGCAATACTATCAAGATTTGCACCATAAGCACGACTAGCGATTGCGGTGGGACTGTCTTCATAGACTGATATTTTCGTTACTATTCCACGTTGCACGGACAACGCTCCTCTCTATTATTAGTAAGATGCTTGGGCGTTGACGAGGGTAGCCGTAGAGATGATGTCTAGGGCATTGGCCGCGTCATAGTTGGCCTTGAAGTTAATGGTCTGTTTGGCTATTTCATTTAGGGTAAAGTCAGGCTCCCACTCGCTAAAGTCCACTCTTGGGAATCGTAGGGTCAGGATTGAGCTTGAGCCATTGGTCAATGCGACCTCCATAGCTCGGTAGGTTCCATTCAACATGTAATCGCGGTAGGTGTCAGCTTCTAGGTTCAGTTCTAATGTTCCCTCAACAGCAATCTGCTGGTTCAAAACATCTTCAGGTTCAACAGTACCCATTACAGAGTCGAACATCGTATTCTTACTGACAGTTAGTTCCAAGCTCTTTAGTGAAATGGCAGTGGCTGCGGTCAGATCGCCTACGGCGGCTGCTAGTTTAACTCCGACGTGCTGGTGTAGGAACTTAGATCCTAGCGAGGTGAATACCGGAGTAATGGTGGTCCACTCATCTGCGGTCTTACTCTTAAATCCGATGGTGTAGTTTACAATCCCACTTGGCTCGGCTGAAATCTGGAAGCTATCTACCATTCCCAGTTTGTACATGTCTTTTCGGTCTGGGTCGCTCCAGTATATGGACACGCTCTGGTGTTGGTTTGAGTTGCTTAGAGTATAGGTATGTGTGTAGGGGTTTGATCCTGAACTTGACGGTACAGCTCCCAAGACTCCTGCTAACACCACTCCTAAAGCTTTATCGTATAGCTGAGCCTCTACTTCGCCCTCGCCCATCTTCATAACTACATATTTGGAGTCACCGTCAGCCAGCACTCCCATGCCCTGATCTTCTCGGGCCTCTTCTACGGTATCCTTGAAACTCATAGTGGCAAATGGCACCCAGAAGTAATCTGAAGAAGAAGTAGGTGGTACTCCTCTTGAGTCCTCTAGTGCTAGGGCTAGACTGCCTCTTCGTCCGGCAAACTTAGTCATTTAATCGCTCCTTTATAATTCTGGTTGCTTCTTCGAGTAGCTGTTCTTTGCCAACAGTCCTGCCCTCGATAAATTCATGATAATGCTGTATGACTCCCAGCAGCTTATCGGCATAGGCCGCGTACTCAGGATTGCTGAAATCAACTTGTGGTTCTGTTTTTGGTACTATCTTTCGTGCCATATTTGTTCCTTATACTACAGTTACTTCTGTGTAGACCCTTAGTGTTACTTGTGCTGCTTTGGCGATTCCACCCTCATAAGGGTATTCTCCCCACTGACAATCGGCTGCGTTTACGAATAAAACCGTCGTGTCATTTGGCAAGCTATCAAGCTCAAAGTCAGTATCGACTGCATTTATTATTTCGTCAACAACCTCACCGACGACTTTCTCGGCGTAGTCTAGCCGATCATACTGGCTCTCAGATACAAAGTCCTGGCCCTCGGGGAATAGAACTATCACGTTGTAAGCATATATCCTAGAGTTTTCAGCGTTACTACTGAACTCGCCCTCTAAATCTGCGGCCGTCACAAACACTGCAGGCCAGCCATCGGGGTTGTCAATTGGAGCTGGGTATACTTTCTGTACAGACTCTAGAGTATCTATCTTAGAGATTATCTGCTGTTTTATCATGCTCATTGCACTGTAAATCATACTTCCCTACCTATCTCGTCCAGTGTATCCTGAACGGCTTTCTCAAATTCCTTACTAACGGCATCCTCTTTGGTCTGAACGGCATCAGCCAAGAACGGCCTGGCTCGCATAAACCTCGTCCCATCATGGACGAATGCGGCGTATTCAATGTCTGGTTGAACCACACCCATAAGAGGTGATGGGAATTGTATCCCTCTAACTGCGGCACTCTTCAACCCACTTGTAACAACATTTATACCCCTAGTACCACTGACGTTTATGATCTCTTCCTTTTGGATCTCGATGGTTGCCCTACGAATAGCAATAGCTAGGTTCTTTTTCATCTTTAGGGGAGCCTTGTTAAAAGCCGCCCTGATCTCGTCTATATTCTTAATCTTTACCTGTATGTTCATCGCTGACCGTCCCTACTGATGAGAGTCAGTTCTTTATGATCCTGCAGAGAAGCCCCAGAGTATTCTATAATACCCTTAACTGAGTAAACCTTATCGGTATCTATGATGTGGATCTCATCGCCCTCTTTAACGTCCACAGAGGCATCTACAAAGGCCGTCCACATAGTTCCGTAGCGTCCACCCTCCATACCCACTCTCTCGGGTGTCATGGGCTGTATGTCGCTGTTATAGGCTGTTAGAGTAGCTGACATCGAATATCTATTAGTCACGCCTATTCTACGTCTGCGGAATATTTGAATTGTTTCGTTGGGAAAGTGTAGGGTCATAGTGAATCTGCCAAGTTATACCGTTTGTATCGGGACAGTAGCTCGTCTAATCCTAGCTGGTCGATAACTGAGTTCCCGTCACTGGTATTGGCTTGGAAGTATTCTATAGAACGCTGACCCTCTTGCTTTTTCTTAACCGCTGTACCGCTGGCACTATTCTCTACATAGAAACACGCCAAAGTGACACAAGCTTCAGCCAAGTCTGAGGGGATTGTACTATATCCTGCGGTGTAAGTTACGCGGTATCTGTTCCAGCCCCAGCTTACATTAGTAACTGACTCAATAACTCCTGCATTAAGGTCTGAGAAGTAAATCTCTGACTCGACATTTTCAAAACCTCCATCTGATAAAGTTGAGTTTCGTCTTTGAAAGCTAGTTAATTCTGCTACCGGGGACATTCTAAGCACGATGGTGTTATTGTTTGTCCCATCGTATTCTTCATCCGTATAAGTTGTTGAGGCGAAGTGGTGGTTATAAGGCAATGCACAGTAGCTTTCAATAAAAAGAGTGGCCTGATTTATTTTTCTTTTGATCAGGTTGTCTTTAGAGGTGTCGCCAGCGTCTATGCCCAGTGACTCTTTAACGTCACTTACGCTTGTTAATGCGAAGCTTAGTAGGTCTGCCATCGTGCGTCCTGTAATCTGTAGCCGTTAAGTCTTTAGTTCTCTCCGCAAAGCCACCGTCTATTAGACCATGAGCCTCATTAGGAGTGACATAGACTGTTTCGCCTACTTTATATTTCTTGTGGGGTTTGGTTATTTTTAGTCTGACCATAATATCCTAGTGCTGGCTGGGGGCTTACCCCTCAAGTCCGCCAGCAGGACATCAACGCTTTTATTGCGTTATTAACAAGCTCTAGACTGTGCCGATGCCTTGTACTTCAACGATACCGTTGGTTAGTGCAAGTTCACCGTCTACACGAGATTCAACACGGACATAAGTCAGGTTGTTTTCGAAAGCTGAAGTACCAGAAACGGTAGCCTCTGTTGAAACATCGACAGTGACACCCTGGCGGTCAGCAATGTAGTAATCTCGGAAGTCGCCAATGAACACCTTACCGTCACCAATGTCGTTCTGTTCGTAAATAGGACGACCTCGTAGGACAGGTGATGGGCTGTTAGCCAAACCTGTAAGCAGGTATTGGTTCTGGCTATCCTTTAGGGTAGCAATTTTAGCCCAAGTGTTCTTGTTAGCTACGACAACAGCATTTCCACGATAACCCTGTGGCAACTTGTAAAGTGCCTGGATTAGAGTGTCTGCTCGTGATACGTCAGTATTACTTGCAGTCAATGTGGTGAATGTGTAGTTGTCGATTCCAGTTGGTTTGCCCGATCCGTTTCCAGTCCAGAAAGCCTTGTCCTCTTCTTCAGCAAGAGCTGTACCCATAAGGCCAGCAATCATGCTTACAATAGAGCCACCTGTACCCAGGCTTGCATCCGCAACCAATTCGTTAGAAAGGGGTACGATTGAGGCAAGTGAG